CTAAAGGAGTAGACTTTATCATTTCATTGTTCTAAAAGTACCTATCTCAGTAATACACTAAAACGAAAACTAAAAAGGGAGAGATAATAATGAAAACAATCTTAAAAGTATTTATAGGGTGCTTCTTGTTCTTTGTCATTGCAGGTGTTAGCTGTGGAGTATTCATTGGCGGGGTTGCTGATAAAGTAGACAAAACAGAAGTTAAGACTAACGATGGTAAAACTAAGAAGATAGAAAAGGCTGAAACGTTAACTAAAGAGAACTACGATAAGATTGCTCAAGGAGATGCTTTATCTGGTGAGGGTGGAACGCCTAAGGAGGAAGTTATCAAGCTATTAGGTAAACCAGACTCTAGCTCTGAAAGCAAAGTAGGAGACTACTCAGCAGAGTACCTAGCTTGGACATCTGTTAAGAATGGTGTGTCTATTACGGTAACCATTACAAACGACAAAGTAAGTTCTAAATCATATAGTAAACTATAAAGAAAAGGAGCTACCCATTGAGGGCGGCTCCTTATTTTATGTCCTCCATAGGATTCCATTCAAACCCCTTTTGAGGTTCTTCTGAATTATCCCATGTATCAGTCCACTCTTCAAACTTCGTGACAGGTAGCCATACGCTCCTACATTGGAAATGGTTAGGCGGGCTATACTTATTAATTATATCTATGCGGTCAACACTAACTATCATCCCATCGAGGTGGCGACACAGTGGAGTCGTTCTCGTGTCCACAATAGCGTCATACTGAAGAGCTACTACAAAGCCTTTGTTGTCCTCGTCAAAGTACCTGCGTAGGCGTCCTGCATTGTACATCTTAGAGTTCTCTGTACGAGCTATAGTCCTAGCGTGACTCTCACTCATCCAAGCTCCAGCGGTCTCCATGAGGGCGGTAACCATATTAGCAGGCTCTACTCCCTTGTTGGCTAACTCAGCAATCTTGTCTACAAGGCGACGCACCACAGTTTCTTCTGTGATAGCTGTGATTGACAAGCCATACTCAGTGAGGTATGACTCGACTTCAGGGTTAATTAAAGTAGATGAATTCTCATATACTGTACTTGTGTAGATATCACCTGCGAATGTTACCTCGTAAGGCTTGTAATACTGACGAAGGTCTTTGAGTTCCTTGTCAGCTCGTGCTAAACCAGAATACATAGATGTACGAACCAGCTTAGTCATTACTTTACGGTATTCCTTTGAGGAAGGTAACTGTATAGTGCCTCTCAGGACGCTCAGATTGTCTTCTGTGAGTTCTTTAGGTAAGTCTGATACGATAGCATTCAACCTCTTAGGAAGCTGTTCTAGACGCTTCTTGTTAATCCTCCTCATATCACTCAAGAAGGCTTCCTCTACTTCGTCCATATCTCGCTCAATGGATTTAAGGTTAGCCCTACTTCTGCGTTCCGCAAAGGTGATGTAATGAGAGAAAGAGGAGGTAGTTACTTTCCCTCCTCAGGATTCTCCTCTGCTTTCTTTTTCTCTTTAGGGTTGTCCTGCTCAGCAGGCTGACCTTGTTTAACCTGATTAGGGTTCATGTCAATAGCCTGATTAGCTTGTCTGTTCTCTTCGATTTCTCGACGAGCTTCATCTGTTAAAGGTGGCATTCCTAGGCGTTCACGAATCCATTCCTCGCTAGGTGCAATAATACCAGCCTGAATCATTTGTACAAACACAGTAGCAAGCTTCTGAATATCATCATCCATTAAAGGCTTAAAGTTAAACGAAGGATATTCTTTAACGTTGGGGAAGTTTATATCTATTAGAGGACGGATGATTTGCTCCTCAATTAGTGACTTCACTTCACGCTGAATAGATTCTAATCGCTTAAGGAAGATACTCATTTGCACCTCGGATTGCGCGTAACTACCAGATTGTCCTCGTGAGTTCCCTAATAGCTGTGGGTTAACGAGCAGGGACTCCATAATCTTTCTATCGTGATGCTCGATGTAGCCTATAAAGTCCGCACTCTGTAACTGGATAGCTTCGATACTATCTTGAGCCGAGATAGATAAAGAACTCATACCGTTAATTCTACGTAGGATACTATCCATTTTGCCTACGTCGTTAGAATCTTGTACCTTACCGTACAGTAAAGGAGTTCCGTACCTCTCGTAAGCTATGTTGGCAAACTTATATATCTTATCCTTAATAAACCAATGCTTATAAGTCGTTCTCAAGATGGAACGTCCATAAGGGTTACCGAACCGCTTATCGTGACTGTATAGAATAACATTACGAGCAGGAAGCTTGATATCCTCTAAGCCGATACGCTGACGAGCATACATGAGGTCGCCAAACTTATTAGTCTTCAAAGTAATCGTATTAGGGTTAAGCGTTTTAAGTTTCTTAAGGACATACTTTCCTTCTCGTTGTTCAATAACCTTCTCAGTGACACTATAGCCGTACTCGAGGGCTGTAAGCATTTCTATGATGTTATCCTCTAAGTTTCCATCTAGAGATTCAAGCATCTGAGTAATAAATTCAGCGTACTCACGAGTTTCATCAGAAGTACCTGTTAGGGTGAATCCTCTAGAGGTAACTGATAGCTTAATCATATCTAGGCCAGACTTAACTTGTCCATCAGTTAGCATTTTGTCCCATACATCTATGCCAAACTGGTCAGGATTAATGTCTTCTTGGTCTTTCATTTCATAACGAGTATCCTTGTAGATACCCATCTCCTTGCCTAGTGATACTATCTCATTAGCTAACTTCTTCTCAGAAAATGCTTCTGTCCAAGGCATATAACTTTTAAGTGTATTCCATGCTCCCATTATTGTTTCCTCCTCAGCCTTCAGCTCCCTAGGGAATCCAGCTTCTCTTATTGTTTTACCACTCGTCAGGTAAGTCTGTTTCATTAAAGAACAGCCCTCTATCGTACTGCTCACGTTCTGTGTAGGCAACCTCAAAGCGGTTACTCAACTCAAATAAACCTTCTCTCACATAGTTTAAACTGTGGAAGGCATCATCAGGCGTACTATGGTCGTACATCTTTTTACCTGTAGAGGACGTACTTTCTGTGAACTTCGTTTCTAGAGCTGTGTAGTGGTCAAAGGCGAATTCAACCTTCTCAGGTTCCGCGTAAGGTATTACGAATTGACCTTTGCGGAACATATCAATAGTCTTGTCCATCGAGTAAGTACGGTCTACCTGCAAAGTACTATTGCAGTAACCCTTGTATTCTCGTTTGTTTGGCTGATTAGCATACGTTACATAGCGACACGAGATAGCCATTCTTCCATAAGAGTCATATAGCTTTTGAGACTCATAAGAACCGTAACCGATATCCCCAACAACTTTCTCTACGTTATATAAAGCTATTAAGTTATTAATATGAGACAGGAGTTCGTCGTGGTGGTTACCTTCTGAGTTGACTGGCGGAATCCAGCTTTCTAGGTGGTCTACTGCTATTTTGTTTCCAACTCCCATGTGACCTATAGTGATGATTGTCTTAGATTTGCCACCACTACCATAGTCAATGCCTAGCACGGTTGGCGTGTCAGATTTACTACGTAGTTTCATATTCTTGTTAGTACATGCTAGTACCATCTCAAGTGTAACTGGCTGTACATCTCCTGAGAAGAAGTTACCAAGTACCTCATTGTTAAACGTCATAGCGTCCATTGTAGTATAATCTCGCCAGATTTGATTGGCACTAATCCAACTCATATTGAGCTGGTTAAATAGGTAACCACTATACATTTTGTTTTCTGGACGAGTTGCAACCCACTTACCATTTTCACGGTTAAGCTCTTCTTGGCATTCAGTACAACCAAAGTAGCGACGTTCCTCGTCAGTTCCCTCGTTTTGAATGAAGATGTTCTTCATAGACATAAACTGCTCATGTCCGCACTCATCACAAGTTACTTCCCATTTCTTCTGGTCAGACTGCCCCCACAGTACACGGTCATAGTAGCTTCCCTTCTGCTTAGGTGTTCCTGTAAAGAAACAGCGACCGTTTAGCTCCGTACGAGCGTCTTTGATGTCACTATGCGAGACAGACTTCTCAATAGACTCGATAGCTGTCTGGGTAATGTCCTGCACCTCATCAAACATAACCATATCTCCAGCAATACCACGCAAGGCATCTCCCTCAGCCCACGCACTACCAAAGTAGTACACTGTCTTGTTTTGTAACCCAATTGCTGTTTTGGCATCTCGCTTAGTATCTACCATACCCTCGAGGATGCCCTCATTAGATTCTGATATAGACTTCCTAAAACGGTCATTAACAAAACGGGTTGTTTGCTCATTACGTGGAGCTGTATAGGTGATTGTAGTGTGCGCTCGTTGGTACCCTGCATAGAGAAGTAGGCGGTTAACTGTCTCAGATTTCTCTACCTGACGTCCTGCAACGATAACTATGCGAGGGTGGTCGTCTCTATAAACCTCGTGAAGGTGTCCTCGGTGAGCAAAGCTAAACCGATAACCTTTTACTTTGCCAGTTATCTCGGTGAACTTAACAGGGTCTTTCATTCTTTCTTTTAAGGTACTTATATCTTCAGGACTTAAACCTACCACAGTTTACCCTCCTCAATTAGAATTATCTAATAAATTTATCAAAAAAGTGTTGTATTATAGGTTGTACTGTGGTAGTATGTACTTAGAGACAAAACTAAGGAGGCTGACAAAATGATAGGTTGGTTTAAGAAGAACTGGACAAAGCTTAAGAGTGACTTACAAGAACAATCTGACAAGAAGGCAGGGTTTAAAAACGCTATCCGCAATAGATACTACAAAGGGTATGAGATTACGATGAAAACTGGCGAGGTATTGCGTATGACTCGAGAGGTACATTCTAGTGCAAACCTGAGTATGGACAGAAGACTAGGTAGCATAGGTACTACTAGGCTTACCTTCTCAGTGGATAGACAGAAATACTTTAAAGACCAGATTGTCAAGGTAAGAAGATTTACCGAGGAAGAGCAACCTAAATGGATTACTAAGGAGGAAAACTAATGAGCGGACACAGAAGAAGGGAGAAGCCAGCTAGGTTCACTGGAGATTTACGATATATGTGGAATGGTGAGCTTAGTATTAAGAAGTTAATCAATGTGGAGTTTAGTGAGATAATCTTTAGAGTTGGACTGATTAGGGATAAAGGGGTCGAAGAATTTCAGTTAAACATTAAGGAGGAAAACTGATGAGCAAATACCTAATGAGTGTTATTCCGAATAACGGTGTCAAGAGACATACTGTCGAGGTTCTAGAAGCTGACAAGGAAACATACACAAGCAAGTATTTGGAATGGACAGCATTTGCGTTTACCACCGAGAGTGGGACCGAGGTGTTCACCTCGAGTAGGCATTGTACTATTGAGTTCGCAAACTATGTAGACCCTAACGGAGTACCTGGTACGCCTAGTGAGGGAGAGACTATTGTAGAGGTTGGAAGCTTGATAATAGGTCAAAGGATTAAGCTTAACAGTACACCTACCTCAGAAGTCTATATTGTTGCTGGCACAGTACCTATGGAGGAAGCACCTCATGTGTGGGAAGTTACCATAGAGAACCAAGCTGGTGAGAAGTACCGTATTAAACTGAGTAAGACTACAAAGGTGGTGCTGGTGGGGTGGCATACTTTTTAGCAACTTTATTGACTGCTTTGGAGATATTCGGCACAGGGTACGCTGTTATGGCTGTAGTGGTGCTTACCCTCTCGTTATGGAGCTATAAGGATAGAACTACAAAGGATGTTGTTGTGTTTACCGTGATATGTTTCTTGATGGGGATGATTGCAATAGCACTAAAGTAGGTTACCCTGCTCAGGGTGATTGCGAATAACGACTAATAAGGAGGAAAACTAATGAGTACATTCTTACTGGTACTGGTTGCAACTGCTACTGGAGTTTTAGCTGTAGGGGTTATAGCTGGTGCGGTTTACTTTGCAGGGAGACTGTTTAGTCATGATACGTTATTATATATAGGGTTAGCTATAGTGTGTGCCTTAGGTGCATTCGTAATAGGATTACTTATATTGAGTGTCCTTGGAATGGTAAACCCTAAAGAGTTAGGCTTTTAAGTTACAATTTCTTATAAGCAAGAAAATAAATTAAAAAACAAAAAGAGGGCATCCTAATAAGGGGTGTCCTTTTCGCTTGTGCGAAAGAGGGTTTGCGGCGGATACCCTGAGTAGGGAAACTGGGTCGTATGGTTGGTGAGATGGGACTGGGTAGGTGTGCTAGGGAGGGTGACTAAATAGGGAAAGCTGAGTAGGGAACAATTTCTTATAGCTACATAGGATTTCTAAATATGTCAACTACCGACATATCCATATAGGGGTATACTTATATATTTAGGGGGGAGGATATGTAGGAAGGCTGATATAGTTTAAACCTACACAGGAAGCCCAGCCCTAGCCAGCACCCTGCTCAGCTACACCCTTATTAGCAATAAGCCTTGATGAGTAGGGACTATTAAGCGCACCTCATTAGAAGCCCTTCCTGTCTCGTGTGTGCTTAGATAGGTGTAGCTGAGTAGGAAAGCCTTACCTATATAGTCCCTGCTCAGTGTACCCTGTATAGGACTACTGGTATATACGCTACAGTGGGTGACTGTGTGGGTGGGAGCGTAAGCTTATTAGTTCCCTTCTCAGCACACCATTATTAGCATACCCTACATAGACTACCCCTATATAGAACCCCCTTATATAGACCCCTTCTCAGGCACCCCTATATAGATACCCTTCTCAGCAACCCCTTATATAGAGCCACTTCTCCAGCCTACCCTTCTCAGCTTCTACTTATCAGTTAACCTACCTCATCCCCTCTACTAGTCCGTAAACGGACACGGTTATCCATCTCAGTACAAGCTTCTCAAGATTACCCTTCTCAGTGGATTGTACAGAACAATTCTTCCCTAGTTACTCCCTCGTTACACGAGGGAAGAAGCACCTAAAGTAGTTACCATTTGTGAGTCTTTGTTTTATCTTTTCTCACAATCATATCCCTACTTAGTCACATGCTCGAATACGAGCTAGTACATCACACCCACCTAGCTTCCTCTCTAACAGTCGTTGTTGCTGGTAAGGGTAATTGCATGGGTAACCTACCTAACGTACAGCACATGGCAATCTGGGCAGTCATATCTACACAGTTCCCTTCTCAGGGTGAACACAAAGAAAGAGCCACCCTATTCAGGGTAGCCCTAGTTAATTCTCCTCTCCTCTAGCCATCATTGCGCTTACCATCAAGACAAAGCCTATGAACCCTACAATAGCTCCACTCATTTAGTACGACCTCCCTTGATTATCTTAGCAACCAATCCGATGAAGAAAGCAACCAAACCTAGCACAACTGGCGTAAGTAAGCACACAGCCACCAACCACAAAATGATACTAGCAAGTGTACTCATCGTAGACCTCCTCCTTCGTAGCCAGCTACACTAGTACCAGCTCGTTGAGGTAACTTAACTGAGTTAACCACTTTGCCTTCCTTGTTCTTCACGACAGCAATTATATCACCTTCGTTGTAGTCACCAGCAAGATTAACTTCTGTGTAGCTGTAGTAGTTGTCAAGTCCATAGTCACCTGCATTAGTC